ATCGCCTGATGGTCTGGTGCGGCGTGCAATTTCCTGAGGTGGTTCAAGGGGCTTTGCACCTTCTCAAACGTCCATTGCAACTGCTACGGGTATTCCTGCAACCCGGTAAAAACCGTGCAATCCGTGCATACGGATATAATAAACGTAGGAGCCCTATCCTATTCCAGCATCAGAGTGGGCATGAGCCGCCCAAACACCTCCACCCTAGCGAGGTGTTCTAGCGATGTTTGACGGCTTCCAAGCAAAACCCAAGCAACTCAGACCACACCAGCAAGAGGCGATTGACCGGCTCTGGCGACAAGCGCGTGAGGGCGATAAGCGCATCGTGCTTCAGGCGCCCACGGGCTTTGGCAAAACCCTGACCGCTGCGAAAATCATCGAGCGAGCCTTGGCCAAGGGCAACAAGGTGCTGTTCACGGTGCCCCGCTTATCTTTGGTGGATCAGGCTGTTTCCGATTTCGAAAACGAGGGTATTTCGCACATTGGCGTGATGCAGGCTTCGCATCCGCGGACTGATCCAAAAGCTCCCGTTCAGGTTGCGAGCATTCAGACGCTGGTGCGGCGTGTCGAGATGTCTGACAAGCCTCAACTCGTGATTGTGGATGAGTGTCACGAGGACTTCAAAGTCATCAACACGATGATGCTCTCATGGCCTAGCCTGTTTATCGGCTTGAGCGCCACGCCATGGCGGCAGGGCATGGGCCTGCAATGGCAATCGCTGGTGCAGAGCAAGCCGATTTCATGGCTTATTGAGCAAGGCTATTTGTCCAAGTTTGCGGTCTTCGCTCCGTACGTTCCGGATTTGTCCAATGTGGAGGTGCGTGGCGGCGATTACGTCGAGAAAGCCCTTGAGGCTGTCATGGGCGAGGCCAAGCTGCTCGGCAATGTGGTTGAGACTTGGCTAGCTAAGGCGGACAATCGCCCAACGCTGGTTTTTGGCGTCAATCGCGCCCATGCGGGTTTGCTTCGTGATCGCTTTGAGGCTGCTGGCGTTGCTGCGGCTTATGTGGATTGCGAGACGGACCCAGTTCATCGGGCTATCATTGGCCGAAAGTTCCGGGCTGGCGAATACAAGGTGGCCTGTTCTGTCCGGACTCTGACGACTGGCATTGACTGGCCTGTGAGCTGCATTGTGGATGCGGCGCCGACTAAATCCGAAATGCTCCATGTTCAGAAGATCGGGCGCGGGCTTCGGGTCAATCCCGGCACTGAAGATTGTCTGATCCTGGACCATGCCGGCAATTCGCTGCGTCTTGGGCTGGTGACGGACATCCAGCACGATCAACTGGATCAGACCCCGAAGGGCGAGAAGAAAAAGGCTGAAGCGCCGGTAAAGCTGCCCAAGCCTTGCTCGGCGTGTCAGGTGTTGTTCGTGGGCAGGAAATGCCCGGCCTGCGGAACCGAGCGCAAGCCCCCGTCCGGATACATCGAAACGGCTACAGGGGAATTAGTGCCGGTGAGCGCGGCGAAACCACCGCGGGCGACGAGGGAACAAAAGCAACGGTTCTGGAGCATGGCGCTCTGGCTGGATCTTGAACGCCAGAAAGGCGGCAAGCTCGCTAAGGGGCTTTACAAGGGTCGGTTTGGCGATTGGCCCAAGGGCCTGATTGATCAGCCAGCTTATCCTGATCAGGCGTTTTGGAATTACGAGCGCGCCAGCCGCATTGCGTATGCGAAGCGCATGGAAGCCCAAGCTAAGCGGGAGGCTTCCAATGCAAACTTGGCATAGGAGCACGACCGAAGCCGCGAAGGGCAAATGGAAAGGCATCCTGATCGGGTTTGGGATTCCAGAGCACTCGCTAGGCCGCAAGCATGGCCCATGTCCGTTGTGCGGGGGCAAGGATCGCTTTCGGTACGACAACAAGGACGGGGCCGGAACGTACATCTGCAATCAGTGCGGCGCCGGCAACGGCATGCAGCTTGCCATGGCTTACACGAAAAAGCCGTTCAACATCATAGCCAAGGAAATAGACGCGATGATTGGAAACGGCGCGTTGAAGCCGGACATGCCCAAGCCCGACATGAGCGAGCAGCAACGTCAGGCGGCGCTGCGGGAGGTCGCCGCTCTAACGGTGAAGATCCGCAAGGGCGATTTGGCCGACAAGTATCTGACCAGCCGGGGCGTCGGTGAGTTTTCGTATTACAAAACGCTGAGGTTTGCGCCTGCGCTCAAAGACGGCGAGGGGCAGATTAGACCCTGCCTCGTGGCGACTGTTCAGAGTCCGGACGGAACGAATGTCAGCCTGCATCGCACCTTCTTGGCTCAAGATGGGTCAGGCAAGGCGAAGATGGAAAGCCCGCGCAAGCTGATGCCTGGCAGCATCCCGCAGGGCTCGGCAATTCGCCTGAGTGATTTCTCCGAAGGTCCGCTTGGGATTACTGAAGGCATCGAGACCGCTTTAAGCGCCAGCGCGCTTTTTGAAATGCCGGTCTGGGCGGCAATCAACGCAAACGGTTTAGCGCAATGGATACCGCCTGAGGGCTGCGATGAAGTCGCTATCTTTGCGGACAATGACCCGAAATTTGCTGGTCAGGCTGCGGGATTCAAGCTGGCAAACAGGCTCGCACTGACGGGCATGTCTGTGACGGTTCACATTCCGGCGAGGGCTGGAACTGATTGGAACGATGAACTTTTAGCAAGGAAGGCAAGAGCATGAACCCCATCATCACCAAGATCACCGACGCCATCTGGCAGGGCGTTGGCATTTTCATCGGCTGGAGCCTTGCGAGTTATGCGCTGGCTCAGTTGCTCGCGAACATCGGCAAATGACCTGCGAGCTTTTCTCAATCCAGACGGCCCTGATCTACGTGGCCGCTTATTTGCTTGGTACGGGGGGATGGTGATGGCCAGAGCTGGCAGGAAGCGCAAACTCAAGCCCAGCGAGCCTTCGGGGCGCATCAAGAAAACCGCCCGTGACCCTGTGGTGTGGACGCGCCCGCCAGAGGAGCAGGCCGAAAAGCGAGAGGCGATCCTGGGCAGCCGGACAAAGCCTGGCGAGATCGCAGATCCATTAACCCATCTGATGAACCGCACAGCCCCGGATTCGAAGGGGAAACTAAAGCCGCTTTTGAGCGTGCCCCAATACGAGGCCGCCATGGCGTTCAGAAGGGCCGGGCATGCGTTTCTTGACTCCATTGGCTACCAGCACCGCCGAAAGTGCGTTCTCGGCTCTCAGCAGGCTCAGGGCGCGATCCGTGGCCTGTGGCATTTCAACGATGGCGAATGGCCGGAACGGGACCGCTACACAGCGGCCCTAAACTCAATCCGCGATGGGCAGCAGGGCAACATCGCCTACGCAGTCTGCATCTCGGAGGGATACCGTTTCGATGGCGGCGATCCGAGCCTGTACTACACCCGTACGCTGGAACCGTTGCTAAAGCCGCTGAAAGGCGCCCTAAACGACCTTGCCAAGCATTACGGATACGACAAGGTTGCGCGGGCAAATAGTTGGCTGACTGACAAGCCATTTTCGGCCAGCATTGAGGATATTCACCCGCGAAACAGGCCTTTGGGATGGGATGCGGAGTGAATTACGGTTTTGATAAGGTCGCCAAGAGCGGCGTGTGGGTGGCGGAATGAGTGATCAAGAAACGGAACGCGCAGTCGATTTTTGCCGCAAACTATGTGATTTGTTTGATGAATTTGCAGATGTCGATCCTGTGAATATTGCAAAAATGATGGGCGTTGGGTTGCGAAGCTTCCCAGCAACAAATCGGCATGCGGACATTGAGGTTTTGGCTGCTCATGTTTTTCAGTCCGCTTTAAATGACCCGCGCAGGCTAAATCGCGCTTGACACCTCCCGCCAAATCAGGCGAATCCTCGATTTACAGGATGGCACTAGTGCCGTTCACAGAGATACAAGGGCTGCTCTCACGGGCGGCCCTTTTCTGTTTCCCGGCCCGCTGTCGTCTCTCATCCCACCTCTGTCCTTGCGCAGCGACCAGCCGGGAAAACCATAGGAGGCCCGAATGGAGAATTTGTGGCCGATAGCTGTAGGCCTCAGCATCCTTGGCCTGATTTGGGCTGTTGTCATGAACGCCAAGTTCAACGCCGATCGTGACGAAGCCCGCCGCATGAACGCTCTTGACGCTGCTATCTCCACCTCAAAGGAAAGCGAGAACAGCCAATTGGTTAAAGCCCGCGCTGAAGTTTACCAGGGCTTCCTTGAAGGCAAGACAGACGCGCCTGAGCCAGAGCCCGATGCGCAACCCTATCAACTGCATGCGCATGAGGCGGGCTGATGGGTGGGCGTAGATCAAGTCACCCAGATTATTACACGTTGGGCATAGGTGGCCTGTCAAAGCGCGACCGCGATCAATTTGCTACTGCCGATTTGCCGCCTCGCGAGGGCTATAAGCCTGAGGAGCAAGAGATAAAGTCTGCGCCAATCGCGGAAGACTACGCAGACATTAAACGACGCATGAAGGGCGGTTTGTAATGGCTGAACCAACTCAACCCGGCAAGGCCCCTATCGGCATCATCAAGGGCACAGCCCCTAAGGCGCCCCCTCAAACTCAGAACGTGGTCAAGACCGCAGACCAGCTCCTCCGTGAGGCTGCCTACCGTGAAGGCTACAACAAAGGCCTGCACGACAAGAGCATGAAGAACTTCTGGCATGGCGCGCTCGCCATGCTCGTCTGCGTATCGATCGGCGCTTTCTTCACCTACATGATCGAAGGCGCTAACCGTGAACAGAACATGATTGAATCAAGGGTTGCAGTCGGCGCTGCGATCAGCAACGCAAAGTTGCTAAGCGAGTCCGAGGCCATGAAGGCCCCTGTGGTCGAGCCTGAGCCCGTAAAATAGGACGGTTTACGGAATATGAGCGGTAATAGGGGCAAGGGCAGGCCTAAAGGGGCCTTAAACAAGTCCACAGCCTCCGTGAAGGCCGCCTTGCAAAACGTCTATGCAAAGAGAGGCGGCGACCAAGCGCTGCTTGCATGGGCCAACGAGAACCAAACTGAGTTCTACAAGCTGTGGGGCAAGATGCTGCCGCAGGAACACACAGGCGAAGATGGCGGACCAATTCAGTTCCAAGCCATCGAGCGGCAAGTTGTCCAAGCTCGTAATAGAGACCGCTGAGGTCTTTGAGCCGCTTCTCTACCCAAGCCGATACAAAGGCGCTTGGGGCGGGCGTGGATCTGGCAAAAGCCATTTCTTCGCCGAGCTATTGGTTGAGGACTGCATACGGAACAGGGGCCTTAGGGCGGTCTGTATTCGTGAAGTTCAGAAGAGCCTGAAGGAATCGGCCAAGCGGCTCATTGAAGACAAGATTGAGCAATTGGGCGTTGGCTCATTGTTCGAGGTGAAGACAGACCGGATCGATACGCCAGGCGGCGGGGTCATCATTTTTCAGGGGATGCAGGACCACACTGCGGATTCCATCAAGTCACTCGAAGGCTTCGACCGGGCATGGGTTGAGGAAGGCCAGACGCTTTCCGAGACGAGCTGGAAGATGCTGCGGCCCACAATCCGCAAGGAGGGGTCAGAGATTTGGGCGAGCTGGAACCCTCGCCGGCGTGTTGACCCGATCGATGTGTTCTTCCGCCAGCATGAGCCTGACCCCGGCATCGTATGTGTGAAGGCCAATTGGCGGGATAATCCCTGGTTCCCAGACGTTCTTGAGACGGAACGCCTCAGGGACATCAAGAACGACCCGGACGGCTACGGCCACGTTTGGGAAGGCGACTATATCAGCGTTGTGAAGGGCGCGTATTATGCGCAAGCCTTGCGCAAGGCTAAGGAAGAAGGGCGCATCGGGTTTGTCGCAAAAGACGACCTGATGACGGTTCGCACGTTCCACGACATCGGCGGCGCCGGGGCAAAGAGCGACGCTTACGCCATTTGGGTGGCTCAGTTTGTGGGCCGCGAGATCCGCATTCTTGATCACTACACTGCGCAGGGCCAGCCGCTTGCTGCTCATGTGCAGTGGATGCGATCGAAAGGGTATGACGGGGCCAAGGTCATCCTGCCCCATGACGGCACGAACGCAAACAACATCACTGGCCTGAAGTACCGCGATCACTGGGAAGATGCGGGCTTTGACGTTGATGTGATTCAGAACCAGGGAGCCGGGGCTGCCATGCAGCGCGTTGAAAGCGCGCGGCGGCTGTTCTCCCGCATGTGGTTCAACGAGAGCACCACTGAAGCCGGCAGGGCAAGCCTGGGCTGGTATCACGAGAAGATTGACGAAGAGCGCGGGATTGGTCTGGGGCCTGATCACGATTGGTCCAGCCACGACGCAGACGCGTTCGGCCTGATGTGCGTGGCTTACGAAGAGCCCCGCAAAACGCAGGCCAAGTTGCAAATGCCAAACTACGGAGCGGTATGATGAGCCTTTTGGATCAGATCGCAGAAGCCGAGCGCATGCAGCGCTGGGACTATGCGCAGCAATTGCGGCTTCAATTGAAGGCTGAGCAGCCTTTGTACGAGCCCGAGCCTGCGCATGAAGAGCCAGTCGATGCGCATGATCTGGAAGAGCCAAACCCTGAGAATGCGGCGCCAGAGGGCGCTGATGTAACGCCGGACGCCCCGGCTTCTGACCCGGAGGAATAATCCATGGCGCTTGTAGTTCCCTCGCAGGCCATTGGCGCAGACCAGATTCTGTTCAAGCTGGTGGCCGCCAATTTCAACGTTACGACCGACCAGCCTTTCGTGCCGATCGGCGGTGCGCCCATCAATAACTACTTCATCACCAACATTCGGGCGATCATCAATTCAGGCTCTACCACGACGAACCTGACCACCGCTGCTGGCGGAATTTACACTGCGGCTTCCAAAGGCGGTTCAGCGATTGTGGCGTCCGGTCAGGCTTATACGACGCTGGCAAGCTTGGCGACCGGGTTGGATCTGACGATTGCCGCGGCTGGCCGTCAATTGCTCAGCACAACGCCGATTCTGTCCCTCACGACAGGCCAGGGCGCGGCTTCGACCGTCGATCTGTACATCATGGGCTTCAATCTGACGGGTCTGTAATGGAACTTCTTGTAGCGCCGACGCTGACGCGGCCAGCCGATACTACGGCGTATGCGGCAGGCGATCTGCTGGCGAACAGCACAACGGCTGGCAGCGTCACGCCGCTGCAGTTTTCCAGCCAGGCCACGCCGTATCGCATCCAGCGCTTCGTGATGCGGTCAAGCAATGACACGGTGACAAACAAGGCGTTCTCGCTTTACCTGTTTTCGTCGTCTCCTACAGTGACAAACGGGGACAATGGCGCGTTTGCGCTTGCGACGGGCTTTTCCAGTCTGGTGGGTGTGTTCGGGTCTGGCGCCGCGGTGAATACGGGTGCGGGCAGCATCAACTATTTCTATCCGCTGGATGCTGCAGGCACGTTTGCAAACGGCTGGATTCCGCAATTCCTGCCGGGGACCTTGTTTGGCCTTCTCAGGGTCAACGCGGCTTATACGCCAACGAGCGCCGAGACCTTCAACATTACCGGCGAAGGCATGTTCGACGCTAACGGCTGGTAATAGATGCTCAATCCAAACGCGTTGAACGGCGACCTCGAAGGACCTGAGGCGCTGGAGCATCCGCGCGCCTATGGGAAAGAGGGCGAACAGGAAGAGCTTGTCATCAGCGACGATGATTTGCTTGCGATCGTGCGCAGTGAGCGCCTGCAATCGCTCGGGATTGACTTTGGCGATGACGTAACCGCCCAGCGCCGTCTGGGCATGAACTACTATAAAGGCGAGATGGATGACGTGCCGGCGCTGCCTGGGCGTTCATCTGTAGTCAGCACCGATGTGGCTGACGCAATCCGGTCTGCCATTCCTGACCTGATGGACATTTTCATCGGTGGGGAAGAGATCGGCTCGTTTCGTGCGGTGGGGCCTGAAGACGAACAGGCCGCCAAGCAGGAAACCCAGATCGTCAATCACGTAATCATGGCTCAGAACGATGGGTTTGGGCTTGTGTTTGACGGCATCCATGACGCTTTGCTCAACAAGGTCGGGGTGTACAATTTCTGGGTTGAGGAAGACGAAAAGCATGCCGAAGAGACGCTAGAGCACGTTGATTTTCTGGCTTTGCAGGATCTTGAGCAGAGCCAGGAGACTGAGGTTCTTGAGAAGGAAATTGCCGGCATCGACGATCTGACTGGTGAGCCTTTCTTCCGGGTTGAGGTTCGCAAGTCAGAGCGCAAGGTCTGCGTGAAGATCAAGGCGGTTGCGCCTGAGAACTTCGCTGTGGCCCGAGACACGGTCAATCTGCGTGATGCGACGTATTGCTATATGCGGACCACGCCCCGCGTGCAGGATCTGAAGGCCAAGGGCTTTGACAAGGACCTGGTTGATGCGCTGCCCACGTATTCGATTATGGCGCACCAGCAAACCGATCTGGCGCGCGATACGGCGGGCGAACACAACATCCCATACGCAGGGGCCACGAATAGCGGCGATCTGCGCATGGTGGTTGTGCATGTGCATGTGGTGCGCATTGACGCGGATGGGGACGGCACGCCGGAAGTCTGGCGGATCGACACCGACGAGCGCGACACAATCATCCTGCAGAAGCAACGCCTGAACTGCGTTCCATTTGCAGGGGGCAGCCCATATCGCCAGCCGCACCGCTTCTATGGCCAGTCATTAGCGGATTTGCTGATTGACGCCCAGCGCATCAAGACGGCGCTGACGCGGGCGGCTTTGGATGCACGGTATTTCAGCCTTAACCAGCGCTATGAAGTGGCGGATTCCGGCTCGAATGAGCACACGATCAGCGACCTGCTGAACAATACGCCCGGCTATCCTGTTCGGGTGAAGCAGGCCGGCACAGTGACCGCGATCGGCTCGGCAGGCTTTGATTTGAAAGACTTCGAGGCGCTGGAATATTTCAGCACCGTGATTGAACAAAAATCCGGCGTGGTTCGGAATGCGCAAGGTCTGAATCCAGACACGCTTCACGACACGGCGCGCGGCATGGAGGCGATGGTCTCTGCGGCTCAGAAGCGGATTCGGCTGATTGCGCGGACATTGGCCGAAACGATGTTCCGCGATCTGTTTGTTGGCGTGCATTCGCTGCTTCGGACTTATGGCTCGAAGCCCATGACGGCGCGCATTCGCAATGAATGGGTGACGGTGGACCCCACGACATGGGGCGTGCGCGAAGACATGACGATTGAGATCGGCATGGGCGGCGGGCGTGAGCATGATCTGGTGGTCATGAATATGCTTGGCGAACGCATGAACCAGATTGTCGAGGGTCAGGCGTCCGGGGCGATTCCAACGCCAATCGTTACGCCCACGAACATCTTCAATTTCATGCAGGATTTTGCGGAACGCGCCGGCAGCAAGGGCGGCAGCAAGTATTTCACAGATCCCCGCGAAGCCGAGGCGATGCAGGCGCAGCAACCACCTCCGCCTGACCCAGAGATGGTCAAGATCGAGCAGCAAACAAAGCTGGAACAGGCCAAGCAGCAATCGCAACAGCAGCTCGCCGCGATCAAATACCAGCAGGATCAGGAACTAGCTCGCGCTAAGGCTGAACAGGACGCGATGCTCGCTGAGGCGCAGGCCCGGCAGGATGCACAGCTTCAGGAAAAGAAGATCGAGGCCGAAACCCGTTTGGCCGCCATGCGCATGGCCAATGAGAAGGCGCTCGCTGAAGCCCAGATGCAGCAGGAATGGGAACTCGCCCAGATGCAGATGGCGCAGGAGAAAGAGCTTGCGGTGTTCCAAGCCCGCCTCAACGCCGAGGTTGGTATCCACAAGAACGAGAAAAGCGCTGAAGTCCAGATGCAGAAGAACCGGCCAGGCGGAGCGCTGAATAAATGACCACACCCCGCAAGCCTCGCAAGAAAGCGCAGAGCGAGTTTGAGCGCATCCAGCGCGGACGCGCTGCAGAAGGCGAACTCAGAGAATTAGGCGATGCGTTTGAGCAGGTCCGATACGGGCTTCTTGAAGCGATCGCACAGTCAAAACAGGGGCAGGCAGACGTGCGAGAACGCCTCTACCTGTCCGTCCAAGTGCTCGATGAGGTCAAGGCGCTGCTGGTTCAAACCGCAGCAGGCGCACAAATGGCCGAACATTCCGAGGCAATGCAGAGGATCATGAATGCAGCCCCAAACTGAAGCCGCGCCGGTAGCTCCGGCTGGCCCTATTACGCTTGACCAATTCGCAGCGGAATTGACGGCGGAACAGGAAGGCGCACCCCCGATTGAGGAGGAAGAAGCGCCGGCAGAGGTTGAAGCTGAAGCCGAGCCGGAGGCGTCTGTTGAGGAGCCTGAAGCCGAGGAAGAGTTAGACCTCGAACTGTCCGAAGACGACATTGAAGAAGAAGAAACCAAGGAGCCGCCAAAGCCTGTCGCGCCGATGCCGCAGAGCTGGGCCAAGGAAGACGCTGAACTCTGGGCCAGTCTGCCGCCCGCCGCGCAATTAAAGGTGCAGCAGCGGGAAGCGGATCGCGATCGCGCAGTTGCGTTGTCCCGGCAGGAAGTCGCGGAACAGAACAAGCTTTTGCAGGCCTTTTCGGCGCGCCTTGAAGAGATTGCGCCCAAGGCAGAGAACGCATTCAAACAACGCTGGGCCAACGTCGACTGGAAGGCCATTGCCGCCAAAGACGCTGAAGAAGGCACCAACAATTTCAATTTGTATCGGGCTCAGTACGAGGAAGAAGCGGAAGAGGTTGAACGCATCACGCGTGAACAATCCCTGGCCGCAAATCTTGCCCGTCAGAAGTTCGTACAGGCCGAGGCAGCACGCCTTGCTGAGATCGCCCCTGAACTCGCCGACCCCATCAAGGGGCAGGAGAGAAGGGAAAAGGTCGGCAAGTTCCTGCTCGAAAACGGCGTCCCGGCAGATGCTCTAGCCAACATATCTGCGGTCGAACTCGCTCTGGCTCGCGATGCGATGCTGTACCGAGAGGCCAAGAAGAATGCTGCGCTGAAGACATCCCAGCCGAAACCTAAAGCAGCACCGGCGCCCGCACCAAAGACGATTTCCCCCGTCAGCGGTCAGCCGATTTCACCCCAACGCCAGCTTCAGGCCCTCAATCAGCGCCTTACGAAATCCGGCAAACTGGAAGACTTCGTGGCCCTGATGGATGCGGAAGAAGCTGTTAAGAGCAAGAGAGCACTTCGATGACAGCACCAACCAATGCCGTCACCACTTTGGTGACGATCGGTCAACGTGAAGACCTGGAAGACAAAATCTATCGTGTGGCGCCGGAAGAAACGCCGTTCACCTCGAACATTGGCACCGAAACCGTTTCTGCGCGCTATCATGAATGGCAGACTGAAACGCTCGCCACGCCTGTTGCGACCAACGCACAGCTTGAAGGCGACGATTACACGGCTGCGGCTGGTAACTTCACCACGCGTCTGGGCAATTATGCGCAGATCAGCGCGGCGGCGTTCACCATCTCGCGCACGGCTGATGTGGTCCGCACGGCCGGACGCGCCAATGAAACGAACCGCTTGAAGGGCATTCGTGGCCTTGAAGTGCGCCGTGACATCGAGATGCGCGCCATCGGCAACTATGCGAGCATCAACGAATCCGGCGCAACCACTCGTAAGAGCGCCGGCGCTTTGGCGTGGATCACGTCGAACGATTCCCGCGGTGGTGGTTCCGGCGCAGATGGCGGGTTTTCTTCCGGCATCGTTGCTGCGGCCACCAACGGCACGCAGCGCGCCTTCACGGAATCCCTGCTGAAGACCTGCATGGCGAACCTGTTCTCGTCTCGTGGCGGCGGCAAGCGTTCCTATCAGGTGTATCTGGGCGGCTCGCACAAGCAGCAAGCGTCGGCGTTCACCGGCATCGCGGCAATCCGTGCTGACGTGAAGGGCGACATGGCGACCATCTATGGCGCTGCGGATCAATATCAGTCTGACTTCGGTCTGCTGACGTTCATCCCGCACCCATACGGCCTGACCCGCGATGCGTTCATTTGCGATCCGGACATGTGGGCCATCGGCACGCTGGACGGCATGAAAACCAAGAACCTCGGGGCGACTGGTGACGCTGAAAAATGGTTAATCACAAAGGAGTGGACGCTGATCAGCCGCAACGAGAAAGCTAACGCTGTGGTTGCGGATCTCACCTGATCCTTCCTGGCTGAACTGTGAGGCGGGCTTCGGCTCGCCTCTTTTTTTGGAGCACGCATGCTAGACGAATACGACAACACCCCAGATGTGATCGACGAGAAGCCAGCCGCAGATCCTATGGCGAAGGCGCGCGCTGCAAAGGCCAAGAAGGCGCTCGAACAGGCAGAGGCAGAGGCCAAACTTGCCGAGCAACAAGCGGCGCCAGTGGCGAACAAACAGCCCACGGTGTCCACGCTGCGCATCAAGACTGTCGAGGAAGACGCAGGCCCGCTGGTCTGGATGCGTATCACGGTTGAAGGCCACGGCCAGATCAGCACTGGCGGCGAACATGGCTTTGAGCGTTATGCGATGGATGCCGAAGTGCAGATGCGTGAGCTTTACGCGCGCCAGAACTTCAAGAAACACTGGGCCGAACCGATTGACCGCGATCTGGTCAAGAAGTGGAAGCTCGATGAACAGCGCGA